TTCATTCCGTGTTGTAGTATCTGAGTGATAGTTGGTCTTTCCCCTCCATTAGGGTCTTCAATAAGGGCCATCAATTCAAAATATTTTTTAGTTTGTGCAGATGAATCACCATCATTGCTACCATCTTCGGAACTTTCTGGAGGCCAATCCATCATAGTTTTTTGCCGCTCTGGAGAGGTGCCATTGGTTACGATAACATCCATCATTAATGCCCTTAGTTCATCAGCAGTTAATGTGTCTTTACCTTGAAATGCCTTCCGTAATGCGTCTGCACCATAACTCCGTGGAATGGTTGACTGAGGCAACATACTCTCTACGGCATTTTCATCGTATGTCTGACCATCCTTAATGGCAAAGAATTGCTCGTATGAGTATTCTTCGTAGAACGCATCTTTCTTTAAATGAGCCTCTTCTGCTTCACGAAGCTGCTGCCTATAATCATTTGCTTCTTTTAATATTTTAAATGTCGAATCTTGAATATTATCTTCTCTCAGCTGGCCCAGGGCATGAAAGGCATATGCTACTTCAGAATAACTTTCCTCTCCCGTAGATGCAAAAATAGCCTTGGCTATATCATCTGCTGCTCGCACTCCCTCCATTTCTACTGCGACATAGTAGTTATATGTTTCTTGTCCTAAAGTTTTAACAATCTCTTCTTTAGTCATACTGTCTAGAACTTGAGTTGCCTTTGCAGCCTTATCAATCAAATCAACCTTTTCCGTAAATTTGCTGGCAATATAGGGGTCATTTGCAACAACCTTTGCCAGAACACCGTTGGCTATGTTTATCTGCAATTCCCGAATTTTTTCATCAAGTACGGACTGCTCTATATCTTTATTTTTTATCTTAGGTGCGTGGTAATCTCTTATTTCCGTAATAACATCTCTGTAGTTTTGAATGCTAAAATTATTAATTAGTGTTTCTTCATGCTGAGTAAAGTATGCAGATGAAATAGTTTCTTTCCGCGTTTTTATGACTTCGTTTAAATCATTACGCAAGGCAAAGCGATTGTTTGACTCTGATGTCATAAAGGTTGAATTAAACTTCTGAAGGGTGTTCTTATTGGTTCCCAAACTAGCCAGAATATTCTTTTTAATTTGATTGGATTGCGACTGCCATTTGTTTGATCCATCAAGAACATTTGCTGGGTCATCGTCACGGGCCAGATCAAAGGCAAGGTTTCTTAACTCATCTTGAACCTTCACAGATGCCTCATCCAGTTTAAGCTGCTCTGACATATTGTATCGATAGAGAGCATAATCCCCGATACTGCTTGTTAAGGCTCTACCAGCTGCGCCTTTATCCAATGCCGCCTGGACGAATGGCTGCGCGTTTTTTCGTGTCTGGAATGCACGACCAGGGGCTTCATTGGTTGCCTGGATTTGGGATCTGTAAACTGGTATTCTCATGCAAATATTCCCATCTGATCTGCCATCTTGGCGGTATCACCAAAAGATTTAATAAGACTAGCAGTCCCTTGTGACTGTAGAGAGGCCGCTTGTGCGCCACCTTCCATCCGTGATAGTTCTGCCTGCAATCGACTATCTTCCTGGGCATCGGCTATCTGCATCTGAGTTATCGAATTGTTATAATCCATAACCTTCTGCTCGTACTCAAATTCCCTGGCATTTTGCTCTAAATTCATCTGCGTGGTGCCACTAGACATATCTATGCCAGCATATGCCGTATTTGCTCTTACCTCTCCCTGGAAGGATTCAAATGCGGATTTACCGCGCAACTTTTCCATCGCCAGGTTCTGATTAATAAGATCGGACTGTTTGCCTAGAAGATCAACATTTCGCTCTATGATTTCAGCATTAAACTCACCAACTTCTCTGGCTGCTTTAGCTGCTCTGTCAGCAGCTGATTTCTGTTGCAAACCTCCAATGAGGTTCATTCCCAGAGATATTATTTCAAATGGGCCAAGTGCCATTTCTCACCTATATGTCAAATGTATTTAATCGCGGAAATAAGGCCAGAACCGTAAGAGGTAAAGCCTGCGTTTGCTGAAGATAGATCCTATCCTGGTCATCAAAACCGCCCGTAAACTCTATGTCTTTGTCACCCGTAAAGAGAGACACTGCGGTATCCATAGCCATTGAACTGTCTCTGAATGGTATACGTTCTACGGAACTTGAACTGGTGCCGACTTCAAGACCTACGGTTTCATAGAGCCTAACAGTCACCGCATGAATTCTCTTCGGCTTACCTTGACTAGTTCCGTCAACAGATCCGCTTTCTAGCCGTAATGTCTTCATACTGCTTGTAAAGCCTAATCCCACGGCAGCCGTTGTTACACTAAAGTCCGTAGTAATACCGCCATCTGATACGGTTTTTGTTGCATGAGAGGCTCCATTTCCAAGCACCGAAGCCGTCTGCCCCTGGAGATGATATAATCCCGTTAGTGAAGTTGTTGCAGATCCAGAATAACTTAATCCGCTATCTACAAAGAATGATCCCGTTGCAGCTGAACCAAAGTCAAATGTTTTTAGTTTCTCCACATATCTTTTCGTAACAGAATTTACTGTTCTCTTGACGATCATATAGAGATCATCTTCACCGCTATCTGTGGGCAATGTGGCAATACTCTCCACAACCGCGTTTCCAGATCCAAAGACACCACCTAAAGTATGCTTGTGCCAGGCAACAACTTGTTCTTCTCTACGATAGGTAAGACCTAGTAATGTGCCATCTGCCCTAACGCACCACACAATAGAGTCTGGCTCTTGCTGAAAGGCCAGTGCCTCAATACCGCCATCGGTAATATGTTCTGCCAGGATAGTCATGTCAGGAGCCTGATAGCCTGACGCATCGACATCTCCGACATACTTAAATTCTCTGAGTTTCCTTCCTCCTCTTTGAAGAAATAGAGTAACATCGGCAACTTGAACGGGTGGAACTTGAGCCGATCCGTAGTTTGAATACTTTCTTATAAGTGTAGTCGTTGGTGTAACTGGCCCGTCATTACTGGCAGTCACCACATATTCCCCACCAGAAGTTCCGACAGTTAGCACCCTGGTAGCTGAGAGCCAACGGATACTATCCACCGTATTCGAGGCTATGGTATAGATCAAAGCATCGTCTGCATCGGTGCCAACCGTAAAGTTTAAATAGGAACCATTCTGAGAAAACCACAATGTCTGTGGGTTATTATTAGAGTTTCCGAACACCAACCTTTGCTCAAAGAAGGACACCACACTCGGATAATTGTCACTACTTGCTAACCCAGGGGAGGGACTGCCTGATATACTGGCGGTGGCAAAAGTCCAATTATTGTGAGCAGAGCGCGTCAATGTCCTTATCGCGTAGGAAGGATGAACCAAATACATCGTATCTGCGCTTTGTGCGAAATTGACATTCGGAAGATGGGCCTCCGTATAGGGTGACGCAACTTCATATATTTCTGTTGCCGTACCTCCAGAGGTATAAGTTGTGAAATCTGTTGTATTGATTGCCGTGCCGAATAGGTCAGTCAATGTAAATGTGTGTGTTGTGACATTTGCGACAAGGTAATTTCTCGCGTTTAATTCTGTCATACCACCAACAGAGGCAATATAAATTTCATCTCCATTAGAAAGTCCGTGGCTCGTTGACGTAAGTACACCAGGGGATGCCTTAGTTGCCGCTGATATTGTCTTCGATGTACTATTGAGAACCTGAGATCCGTTTCGAATAACACGCATTGTCTGATCTCCGAATACCAAAACATATGTATCCGTGGTCTTGTATTGAAAAGGTATGAGTCTATTCTTTACGGAACTGGCCTTAACTTCTCCAACAAATTCCGTGCCTGGTCTTCTTGTTGCACCTCCTTGAGGCAATACAATCATATTTGTTAGATCTGCTAATCCCGTCTGGTATTTCTCCAGAGTTACCCGTCCTTCCAATCGTGGAGATAATTCCCCACTTACGAAGGCAGATATGGCTGGCGCAGATCGTGCCATTAAAACCTCGATTCGATAAAGTCAGATGCTTCAATTCTCTGTGGCGCACCCTCAGTCGCGTCAACATTTTTAGCCACCGATAGTTTCTGCTGGTATAGCTGAAAGGTGGTGTTAACGAGAGATGCAGATCCCGTAATGGAATAACATATTTCCGTGGCTATCTTGGCTGCCAGGGCATCTATGAGAGAGGCATCATACTCATTTGGGTCTTCAACCCGTGCTATATATCTTATTTTTACAGTACCTTCATCCGTTAGAAGTTTACGGCCTTCAACCACAAATACGGGGCCGCCCGTGTTATTTGTCATATTGTCCTGGGGATAGCTGGAAGTGCCATTGGAAAATTCCAGAACTCTCAGGCAATAGGGAAGGGTGGGGAGTGTGTATTGGTATGTATATCCGAAATCGGGTGTTTCGGTATCTTGTGCCAGAGTTGCTCTAGACATTAGGCAGTTCCAGGGGTGATCTCTAAAGACACTATCCCTTATGGAATCGTACCGCTGATTAATAACGATAGCCGCCTTTGAGTTCTCATCTAAAGCAGAAATCGTATTCGCTCCGATAATATTCAAAGCATGGTTTGCTATGTCTACAACTGATGGCATTGAATTCTCCTAATTAAAAGGACGGCCCCCGAAGGAGCCGCCCAAGATCTTTAATCTACAACGTAGAGCATTTGCAGTTCGACAGTTCCCGTGCCAGCTGCTCCACCCATTGTCACACTTACTGTGTAACCATCACCATCCGCGTCAATTACGG